GGAAGGGCGCGTGGCTGAATTGGAACCTTTCCAAGAAAAGGCTACCCGCTACGAAAAGGCCCTGGCTAACTTTGCCCAGGACATGATGGAAGGTGTACCAGACCACATTAAGGCCCTGCTGAAGGGCATGGACGTGGTAGACCAGATCGAATGGTACACGGCCAACAAGGAAGCCCTGGGGCAAAAGAAAGACGTTCCCAACTTGCCACAAACACCTAAACCGGCAGACGGCCAGAAAATGACCGAAGACGAGCGCCGGAAGAAGGCTTATCGGGTATCTTTTTAAGCATCTCTGAGGGGGGATAGCATGACGAATTTAACCATTGTCGCGGCTGACGTGGCCCCGGCAAAAATCATTGAGCAGTTTACTGGACCGGCCGCCGAAGCTATCGTGGCGGGCCAGTATGTCCGTTTCAACACGTCCAGCGGCAAGATCGAACTAGGTAAAGCGACCACAACGGCCGAAGCCCGCGCGGGCGGTATCGCCCTGGGTTCGGTGGCCGCCAATGAGACCGTAACGGCCCTGAGTAAGGGCTGGCTGGCCGTTGGCGCGGCCCTGGACGCCTTGACCTTTGATGACGACGTGTATTTGAGTGACACGGACGGCACGCTGGCCGACGCTGCGGGGACCGTTTCCCGCCTTGTGGGGACCGTTGTACCGGCGTGGGGCAACACCACAGCCGACAAACTCTTACGGGTGGACCTGTAAGGGGCCTGATAGTAACAGACTTAACCATCTCTGAGGGGGGATAAACATGGCTAACGCATACGGATTTGTGGGAATCATTGACCTGTATAACCAGCGGGTTAATCAGGTTGGGACCCAACGCATTTATACGGCCATTCAAGAGAGCTTGGCCGAACACACGCGCACAGTAAACGGGCTTATGGAAGCCCTGGTGGAACGGACCATCTTGGCCCAAGAGCAGTTTGAACTGCCTGGGGGCGGGACGCTCCAACCGTTGGATGAACACGGGAACCCTATTCCCGAAAAGCCCAGCGGCTCTTATCAAGTGGCTTACCCGATTCAGGGCGGCGGTACGGCCTGGGGGACCAACCGTGTCACCAGCGCCTTGATGACAGTGGCCGAGGCCAACCGCCACACCGTCAACGCCCAGCAGAAAGACGCCGACTGGCTGAAGCGCCACATTATGGCCGCTTTGCTAGACAATGCGTCTTGGACCTATAACGACAAAGTGGGCCGCGATGGGTCTGCGGGCCTGGGAAATATCACCATCCAGCCGCTGGCTAACGGTGACAGCGTGGTCTATGTTCGCAAGGGCGGGGCAGTTACGACCGATAACCATTATCTGGCCCAGGCGAACGCGATTGACGACGATAATAACCCGTTCCAGACCATCTATGACGAACTGATGGAACACCCCAGCAATTCGGGGCCGGTGGTCTGCTATGTCGCCAGCAACCTTGTTGGGGCCATTAAAGACTTGGCCGACTTCACCGAAAAGGACGATCCCGACATCAAGAAAGGGGCCAACTCTGACGTTCTGGTAGGGAGCATTAGCCAGGGCTTCGGGGATGAGGTATGGGGTAAGGTCAACGGTTGTTGGATCGTTGAATGGAAGTCCCTACCCGATGGCTACATGATCGCCCACGCACGCGGGGCCGGGGCCGTTCTGAAGATGCGGGAATATCCGGCCGAAGAGTTACAGGGCTTCTTCCCTGAAACCAATGACGTGGACGGCAATCACATGGAAAACCGGGTGATCCGCTATGCGGGCTTCGGTGTATCCAACCGTGTGGGGGCCGTTTGCTACCAAGTAGGGAATGGAACCTATCAGGTTCCCAGCGCCTACAACGCGCCTTTGGCCGTTTAGTCTGAGGGGGGAATATGCACAAGGGGAACTTGGCCGCCCGGCGATTACGGGCACTAAACCAGATTATGGAAACCGTTTATGGGCTGGCCGAAGCGGGCATGGTTGACCAAGAGGAAATCAAGGCCCTGGAAGCCATTAAGAGGAAAAAGGGGGAAGTCTATGAGCTTTTCCGCTTAGAGGCCCTGGCGGGAATTTTGGGGGGAATAGCTACCCGTGACGCTGGGCGGCCCGGTTCCCTGAGTGCAATCCTTGAAACCCCTGGCTTATCCAAGACAAGCCAGGAAGCCTTGAAAAAGGCGTGGGGTGATTAGTGGCTATCGAAGCCTTTACGGCCGTAACGCTGGCTGAATGGATGGAACGGCGGCTGGGGCCGCTGGCGGGCATTCTGGAATGGACGGCCGAAGCCGGGGACTTTGACGACGTGGTGAAAGATGCCATGTTGTCCCTGGGCACGGACGATCTGACAACCAAAAGCACGTTGGCCCAGATCAAGGAAGTCCAGACCTTCGCCAGAGTAGCACTATGGGCGGCCGTAGTGGAAGCGACGGCCGGTCACTATGCTTTCACGGCTGACGGGGGGACCTTCAACCGTCAGCAGATTCAGGAAATGGCCCAGCGCAACCTGGATCAAGCAATGGCCGACAGCATGGCCTACAACGACGCCTACACCATCGGGACGGCTCCAATCACCTATCACAACGACTTCTACCGGGATCATGATGACGGTCTTTTCGACTAGCGAACGGGCGGCCCTGCAAGCGGCCCAGGTTAACCACATGCCCCACACGGCCGAGATTCTGAACCGGCTGGAAGGCAGTCAGGACGATTACGGCCAGGGCGTTGTCACCTGGGCCAGCCTGGGGGCCTTCCCCATTGGGCTGGCGATGACGCCGGGCCGGGAAGTCCAAGTGGGAGCCGAAACCGTTCTGGTAGACGCCAAGGCCCGCCTACCCATCGAAACCAGGGGCCTGATCACCCAGGGGGACCAGATCAAGGTTACACACTGGTACGGGGAAGAGGAAGCCGATCCTACTGTCTGGCAGGTTGTAGGGCTACCAGGGGCCGGGCCTTCGGGCGTGGTCCTGATGCTTAAGCGGGTGATCCTGTGACCGACCTGGATATGACGGTGGATATTAAGCCCTTCCTGAAGGGCCTGGAAAAGCTAGGGGACCAACTTCCAGACGTGACAGGGAAAGCGGTTATGGCCGGGATCAACGTGGCAGAACAATGGATCGGTGTGGAACTTGCCAGGGAAAAGAGCGGCAAAATCTACATGGTCAATCACGGCCGCCAGACCCATCGGGCCAGCGCACCGGGCGAAGCCCCAGCGATGGAAACGGGCTTTTTGGCTAACAGCATCATGGGCCAACTGGTAGAAGCCACGAAAGAAAGGGCGGTGGCTATGCTGGCCGTCTTTGCCGATTACGGCATTCACCTGGAATTCGGGACCAAATTCATGGCGGCCCGGCCGTTCTTGCGCCCTTCCTTCGACTTGAACCGGGGGGCCATTATAGCGGCCGTCGCCAACACGTTCAGTAAGTGGAATCCGAAGACATGACGGCAAAATCAGCTTTTGTAACGATGGTGAAAAGCACGCCGGGCCTGACGGCCAAAGTGTATCCAATCTTGCCACCGGCCGAAGCGGCCACGCCCGTCATCTCTTACAGCCAGGTCTCAAAGGTCGATCATACGTCCCATGACGGGGAAGTGGTCTATACGTCCTACCGCTTCCAACTGACCATCTGGGGCGACGACTACAAACAAATTGACTACATAGCCAAGGCTATCAAGGGCCGACTTGTCGGCCTTCGGGACACCTTTGGATCGGACGTAATTATGACCACGTTACCGGCGGCTGAAGTTGATGGGGTCGATCCGGTATCGGGAACAAACAAAGTGATTCAGGACTGGTTCGTCTTACACACGACCGGGCCAATTTAGAGGGGGGGTTATTATGACTGTACAGGGCGGTTTTGGGCTTGATCTAAAAATCCACGACGGGACCGATCTGGCTTCCGTGGTGAAGCTGCTGAATGTGGAATATCCGAAGTTTAAGAAGTTTATTGCTGAAGTCACCGGCCACGATTCGACGGGCGGGTGGTATGAGGCCGTAGACACCGGCAAGCGGAAGCTAGAAGGCTTCAAGTGTACGGTGGCCTGGGACCCTACCGCACACGCCGCCATCATGACGGCCTTCACTGGTACGGCGGCCGTCGCTTGTTCCATCGAAGACCCGGCGGGCGATGAAGTGATCTCGTTCAGTGTTCACATTGAAGAGATTCAGCGCATGGGGGACCAGGAAGACGCTCTCAAGGCCGAAGTCCTGTTACACCCGACCGGAGCGCCCGCGATTAGCTAAGGTTCTTTCATATTAAGGGGTAAACATGCCGACATTAACACTTGACCAAATTCTGAAGGTAAACGACCTGAAGCGGGAAACCATCGAGGTCCCCGCCTGGGGCGGGTCTGTTGAAATTCGGGAACTGACAGCGGCCGAAAAGCTGCGAATTGGGGCCAAAGTGGCCGGGAAAGACCAAGCCGCTATGGGGGCCGATGAAGTGGCCGATCTCATGATAGAGGCGGCCGCCTATGGCCTGGGCGCTTCCCGTGACCAGATAGCGGCCGTGGGGTCCAAAAGCTATGAGGCCATCGAACTGGTAGCCAACAAGGTTTTGGAATTGTCTGGCATGGAAAAAAAAGCGAAGGCTGGGCCAGCCGTTCAGGAATAAGCGAAGATCGCCAATTCGTGTACCGGCTGGCCCTGGCCCTGGGCCAGCCTAATCCTGACAGAATGCTGGAAGATATGCCAGCCAGGGTATTGGATGAATGGATCGCCTTTAATCAGGTCGATCCTATAGGGGCCAGCCGGGGGGACCTACAGGCGGGCATTATCGCCGCCGCCGTAGTCAATGCCATCAATAACCTGATTTACGCCTGGACGGGGGAACGCCTGGACAGGCGTAAGCCAGATGACTTCATGCCAGAATTCAAGGCCAGGACCCCCAAGCGCCAGCAGTCCCCCAAGGAAATTTACGAAACATTAAAGGCCGCCCTATTCATGGGAAGGGGTAAGACGTGATAGAAGTCCCTGGACTTTTAAGTAAGCTAAACCTGGATACAAGCCCCTATATGGCCGGGCTTCAGAATGCCGGGAACCAAGCCCAGAAATTTAGCCAGCAAGCCGCTGGCTTCTTTGGATCGGCCAGTAAGGCCGCTTTCGGGCTGGCCGTCACGGGGATCGGGGCCGTTGGCGCGGGTCTGGCGGCGGCCGGCCAGAAAGCCTTCAACTTCTCTTCAGACGTTCAGGCGGCTACCGGCGACATTCAGACCCAACTGGGCCTATCAGCCGATGAGGCCCAGCGTTACGGCGAAGTTATCAAGTCCGTGTGGGGTGACAACTTCACTGGCAGCATCGAAGAGGCCGGGGCGGCCGTCGTCGCCGTTACCCAAAATCTGGACCAGTACGGGCAGCTATCCAATAACGTTCTAACCAGCATCACCGAACAGGCGGTGGGTATACAAGACGCCTGGGACGTGGGGATCGGGGAATCCACTAACGCGGCCAAGGCCCTGATGGACGCCTTCGGTATTTCGGCCGAAGACGCTATGACCTTCGTTCAGGTTGGCCTACAAGAGGGCCTGAACGTGTCAGGGGACTTTCTGGACACCATTGGGGAATATTCCGTCCAGTTTGCCGACGCTGGGGCCGATGCCGGGCAATTCTTTGGCCTGATGGAAAGCGGCCTACAGTCGGGCATGTTGGGCACGGACAAAGCGGCCGATCTCTTCAAAGAATTCAGGGTCCGAATTCTGGACGGGTCAACGGCAACGGCCGACGGGCTGGCCCAACTAGGGATCAACGCCGAAGACTTCCTGGGCAAGCTGGCAAGCGGCCAAATGAGCGTGGCCGATGCCTTCCAAGAGGTCAAGACCAAGCTGGGCGGGGTAGAAGACCAGGGGGTCTTGATGCAAGCGGGTGTTGCCCTGCTGGGGACCCAGTTTGAAGACCTGGGCCAGACGGCCGTCACGGGGATCGAATTCATTGACACGGCCCTGGAAGACGTAACCGACCGGGCCGGAGACCTGAACGCCCAATATAACGACTGGCCGACAATGTGGGAGGGCATTAAGCGCAAGGCCATAAGCGCCCTGGGTCCCATCGGGGACAAGCTACTGGGCATGGCTAACGAATGGCTCCCAGAGATTACCGAAGTCTTTGAGGGGGACATTATCCCGGCCATCGAAAACGCCGTGGAGATTATCGGCGTCTTTATGGACGGCGGCCTGAATGAGGGCCTGACGGCAATCTTTGGCAGCGAAACGGCAGACCAGATCATGGTCTGGGTTGGGGCCTTTCAGGGGTTTATTGCCCAGGTCGGGGCTTTCGTTTCAGAGCATTCTGAAGCCTTCAAGGGGGCCTTGATTGCCCTGGGGGCAGTCCTGGC